GTATGTACCCGATTGTAAACTATCGTATCGTTAGACATAAAAAAATGGCCAACCCCGTGAAGGGCTGGCCAGAGTAGTTAACAAGTTAGCCTGCGCGGTTGGCTTCCTTCTTTGCATCTTGCAATGCTACGATCAATTCGCCTGCATCGTATATGCTTTCGTCATTGTCTTTTATGTCGCGCACCATGCGGATCATGTCGTCCAACCCCTCGACTATTTTCGTTTGCACGTCTTTAGTAGTTGATGCCGAACGTTTGTACAAATCGGGGTTGGCACGTTTGTGCGCATTCAAGATGCCCTTGAACCACGTTTTGGTGACAAGATTAGATGCCTTATTTGACAAATCAGAACGTTCTTTTTTAACGTCTCTGTCTTCTGTACCCTCAGTGTCTTTCCAAAACTGCTTTTGTTCGGTGGTCCAATATACAGCGCGGGCTAAGTTTTGAAGTTTTGCCCAGTCTGCTTTGTTACTTGTGGATCTACCAAGCGCCACATTATTGACTGTTGGGCTGACTAGCATGCTAGGCGTATAGGGTTTGCCAAGCGCTGTCTCGCTAGATGATATAAGGTGATCATACCGAGCCGATGCACTACCCGTAAACTTATAAGCCTCGGAGAACGCGCCAACTTCAGTGCTAGTAAAATCAGAGCCAAGCTTGTTGGCCTTGATAATATCTGAACCAGCTTTGCGTGTGTCTTTGATGTCAAATGTAAATGTCATAGTAATAACCTTTCAAGTTATACGGCGCAAAACCCAGTGTCTTGCTGTCCCGATAAACAACCAATAGCATTAGATAACACGTCAGGCAATGCTTTGCCACGCCGTACAATCCCATTCGGGCACCTACCCGATTGGCAGATTCGTTAGGGGTACGGGAGGGGTACCCACCGGCTCTGCGCTTAGGATTCCGCTGTACGCTGTACACTACTACTTTACACGAACGATTAGAAAATTCTCGGTTTTCCAAACACCCCCCACCTCTTTTTGAAACCCCTTGCAAAAAATTTTTTGTAGTCTATTTTTACGAGTTATACGGTTTACACCTGCGAAAAATTATGGCGATGAATATAGAACCAGAGCTTGGAATACCTTTGACAGACGAGGTAAAAGGCGTTGATCTGCCTGATCGTGTTGAAGCACTAGACAATACAGTTAACAAGTTAGAGGAAGAGGGTGTAGATACTACACCTGACGCGATAGACGAGGAAGTAGCCGCCACCCTCCTAACGTCTTATGCACAAGACCCCGACACAACCTCAAAACAAGTTACTCACAAACGTGCCGCCACGCTAACTCCACCATCCATTAAGCTAGCCAATGCGATCATTAAGGAGTTCAACCACTCTGTAGTGGAATCGTCTATGCAGCTACGCCATTTGGTAACTAATAAGCTAATAATTGAGTCCGACAGTCCCGATGCCAAGACCCGTATGCGCGCACTGGAGCTTCTAGGTAAGATATCAGATGTAGGATTGTTCACAGAGAAGTCAGAAGTCACCATAACTCATCAGACAACAGACGATATCAAAGAAAAACTCCGTGCAAAACTAGCGAAGATTGTAAACCCTGAAGAAGAAATAGAAGATGCTACGGTTATAGATGACTCTCCGTTGGATGTTGACTCTATTTTGGGTGAGTTCGACGATGACTGAGGTACAAACCTTTGAGGATGTGGATGTAGACCACCTACTTAATAACCTAGACTCATTTTCTGACGAAGAGATCCTTGAAATTGACCGTATGGTCGATGAATTACACAACCGTAAGGCGAACAAAGTAGCGTATGATGACCTTATAGAGTTTTGTAAGCGTATGATGCCTGACTTTATAGTTGGTAAACACCACCGCATACTAGCTAATATGCTCATGGGTATTGAAAGGGGGGATAAAGACCGTATTTGCGTCAACATTCCACCCCGTCATGGCAAATCTCAGCTTGTTTCTATCTTCTTCCCCGCTTGGTTTCTTGGTCGTAACCCCGGCAAGAAGGTTATGATGGTGTCACACACCACAGATTTGGCGGTAGACTTCGGACGGAAGGTCAGAAACCTTATATCTACGGATGATTACCGTGCGATCTTCTCTACAGTGCGCCTTGCGCAGGATAGTAAGTCGGCTGGGCGGTGGAACACCAACGTAGGAGGCGAATATTATGCGTGCGGTATTGGGTCTGCTCTTGCTGGGCGGGGTGCTGACCTCCTCTTGGTTGATGATCCCCACTCTGAACAAGATGTTATCAACGGGAACTTTGAAGTCTTTGAAAAAGCCTATGAGTGGTTCACCTTCGGTGCGCGAACACGTCTAATGCCCGGTGGGCGGGTAGCAATTATCCAGACGCGGTGGCATATGGACGACCTTACAGGCCGTGTAACGCGTGATATGACGAATAATAAGCTGTCAGACCAGTATGAGGTGGTAGAATTTCCCGCTATACTAGAAATACAGAGTAAAAAGACCGCAGAAGTTGTACACAAGCCTCTGTGGCCTGAGTTTTTTGATTTGCAGGCGTTAGAACGCACAAAAGCGTCTATGCCCGTGTTCCAATGGAACGCACAATACCAACAACAACCCACCGCAGAAGAAGCAGCGATTGTAAAACGCGAGTGGTGGCAGGAATGGACGGGTGAGAACCCTCCTTCGTGCGAATATGTCATAATGTCGCTCGATGCAGCCGCCGAAAAACACAATCGAGCAGACTACACGGCACTCACCACGTGGGGTGTGTTTATGAATGAAGAAGAGAACGCCTATCACATAATACTACTTAATAGTATAAAGGAACGCCTAGAGTTTCCTGAGCTTAAACAACTGGCAATGGACGAGTACAGGGACTGGGAGCCAGATTCATTTATCGTAGAGAAGAAAAGCTCTGGTGCCGCCCTCTATCAGGAGATGCGGCGCACTGGATTACCTGTTTCCGAGTATACTCCGCATAGAGGCTCGGGCGATAAAATGGCTAGATTAAATTCTGTGGCTGACATAATAGCTTCTGGTATGGTATGGATACCTCAGACCCGCTGGGCTGAAGAAGTCGTAGAGGAGATCGCAGGGTTTCCTTTTATGAGTCATGATGATCTTGTTGACTCGACTGTTATGGCATTGATGCGGTTTAGACAGGGCGGCTTTATACGTTTGCCCACCGATGAACCAGAAGAACCACGGTACTGGAGACGGCGTAGCGGTGGATTTTATTGAGAGGGCTTACAATGGCTGTTGAAAAAGGACTATACTCTGCCCCGCTAGGGATGGATGAAGACATTACCGATATGGAAGAGATGGAGATCCCCGATCTGGAGATTGAAATTCTTGATCCCGAGGCTGTAACCCTATCCGATGGGGGTATGGAGATAACCATAATTCCCGGCACGGAAGGGGATTTTACTGAGTTTGGTGGTAACCTAGCGGAAACTATGGATGACCGTGATCTAGCCTCTCTGGCAGATGACCTCATGGGTCAAGTACAGTCTGACATAGATAGCCGCAAGGATTGGGCGGATACGTTTGTTAAGGGTTTAGACGTGCTGGGCTTCAAGTATGAAGAACGCACAGACCCGTGGGAAGGCGCATGTGGTGTGTTCTCTACCGTGCTTGCCGAGGCCGCGATACGGTTCCAAGCAGAAACAATGTCTGAAACGTTCCCCGCAGCAGGACCAGTAAAGACAAAAATTCTTGGGGAAGAAACCAAGGAGAAGGAAGAAGCCGCTGCACGGGTTAAGGCAGATATGAACTATGAGCTTACCGAGCGCATGGTAGAGTACCGCCCCGAGCACGAACGCATGTTATATAGTCTTGGATTGGCTGGATCAGCGTTTAAAAAGGTGTATTTTGACCCAAATCTAGGCCGTCAAGCGGCTGTGTATATCTCCGCAGAAGATGTAATTGTGCCTTACGGCGCGTCAAATATTGAGTCTGCAGAACGTGTTACGCACATTATGCGTAAGACAAAGAACGATTTGAAGAAGTTACAGGCTGGCGGGTTTTACAAGGATATTGATCTTGGAGAACCTGAAGCGTTTCACACTGACATAGAAGAGAAGAAGGCGGAAGATGGGGGGTATTCACTAACCAACGATGACCGCTACGCTATCTATGAGATCCACGCTGACCTTTTGATCGAGGGTATAGACGATGACGACGGGATTGCTCGACCCTATGTCGTCACGATTGAGCGTGGTAGTGGCGAGGTGCTGGCGGTCCGTAGGAATTACGAGGAGGGTGACCCCTTAACCCTCAAGCGTCAGCACTTCGTCCATTACGTATACGTGCCGGGGTTTGGGTTCTACGGGCTTGGCCTCATACATATCATTGGTGGTTACGCCAAAGCAGGAACTTCCTTGATACGACAGCTTGTTGACGCGGGCACCCTATCGAATCTCCCCGGTGGGTTGA